ATAACCAGATATGATTTCATCAGTATTGGAATTTCTTTCCAATTACGATACAACCAAGAAACAGTTACCAGTTTTGCACCTTCAAGTACAGAACCCATAAGAACAACAGGCCAAAACGAACCTGGAAATATTGCTGCCAATCCAATGACAGAATAATAAGCAGCAACTCCCGACAGCGCCATTGCTGTCAGGAATGTTAGGAAAATCATGTAAAAAAGTCCTCTAATGAATTTGTTTTTTCAGCCGACCAATTCATGCAACGTAGAATTACACTGATTGGTTCCAGAAAGGCCTTGTCAAATTGTACATCATAGTCGATGTAGTTGTCAAGCTCAAACTCTTTTGGTATTCTTGATGGGAAAGAAATCACATCATTTTTGAAATGATTTGGCATTTTCAGATAGGTAAATTTGAGTTTTTCACCTTCTTGAATCAGTGGGTATTTCTTAGTCAAATCTTTTTGTTTTAGGTAATGATTGTAAACAATCGCACCACGAACATGGATTGGTGTGCCTTTTTTGAACAACATTACTGGATCGGAATAAGTATTTAGCCCATTCAATCCTCTAGGGAAAGATATTTCTTCCGCAGGCAATGTTTTAAACTCCTGCCTGAACTTGGCAATAAAGTCTTGCACCTCTTGTTCTGTACCAGTCATCATCAACTTAATAGACAATTTCATCTTCTCACGAATGGCAGATGGTGTGGATGATTTAATCATTTCCAAACCCATCACCTTCATGTGTGGTTCAGCATACTGTACACCTTCATTGTTATACACATTTAGAATGTAACGCTTCTTGGCAGTCCACACACCTTTATCAGAAAGACCTTCACGTTTCATCTGCATTTTTTGTGCAAATGCATGAACATAATCTGCCAACTCTTGGTATGATCTATCAATGTGTGGTTGTAATTTATCTTCACAAACTTTGTCCATGAATTCAATAATCTTTTGTGCAGGCATTTTAACGACACCATCAACACCATAGACCTTGTTAACCAAATCACCAAGGCGTAGGTAAATAGAATCGGTGTCCGATGCAATCACATAGTCCACATTGTCTGTGGACAAAAGCTTATTCATGTACTGGTTGATTTTTGCTTCAATCCATTTGATTGATAGTTGGCCTGCTGTTGTAACTCCCAGAGCCATGCGTAGGTCATAAAACCTAAAATACTGGCTTCCCAAAGCGCCGTAGGCAGAGTTGAGGGATACTTTCTTTGCGAGTTGTAGGTTATTAAATCTAGCCACACGTTTGTCAATTTCGTATTTTTTGGATTCGTCTTTTTCATTTTCATACTCCTGTTGAGCAGTCAGCATCATCTTCTTAAACTTTTTACGGTCTTGATACATCTCTTCCATCATTGCAGGTAAGAAACCGATCTTATCTGTGCGAAAGAATTGTCCGTTTGGTGTAATAGTTGCGTCTTTCAAGCTTGAAATGTCAATTTGTCTTTTCAAGAGTTTATCGACAGACACGCCTTGTGAAAGTATCTCACGCATTTCTGGTGTATAGTTTTCTGGTTCAATTAGTGTTTCTGGGCTGATATTATATTGCATCATCAAATGTGGATACAAACTGTTCAAGTCAAACGATGCAACCCAATTATGCATACCAACTTGTGGATCTTTTACATATGCACCTTCAAACGCAGCATCTTTATCTTGTACTTCACGGGGTGGTACAATTATACCACGATTCAACAGATACGAATATGTTAGTGCATCCCACATACGTGTTTGTGCAAATACATCTTCATAGTTACATTTGGTGTCATACGCAAGTGTCAAGGCCAATTCCAAAAGCTTTAGTTTGTCTTCCAACTTTAAAATCAGTTTAACGTCTTTGATGTTATATTCAATAAACTTTTGGAAGTTGAGTCTATACAATGCATGTAGGTTATCATATTCATCATACGAGATTTTACCTTCACCAAGTTCAACTTGTGCAATGTTATCCAACCGATACGATTCTTGTGACTTGCCGCCAGGTGCATACCATTTGTACAATTCAATGTAATCAAGTGATTCAACACCAACAAGACTGTATGCAATCAATTGTCGGCCATTGATAATGGTTTTACGTTCAGTGATGAAATTCCATGGAGATAATTTCTTAGTATCATCTTCACCAAGAATCTTACGAAAACGATTTACGAGATATGGAATATCAAAAAACTTGGTGTTCCAACCAGTGATAACATCTGGTGTCATGCGAGTCCAGAGTTCCAAGAACCTTTTGCAGAGAGACCATTCATCTCTGCACTTCCAATAGGTCACATTGTCTGGATCGTCATTGGTGTAATCACCACAACCCATAACATAAGTGTGACCACCAAGATAGGTTATGGCAATTGCTGTGATTGGTTCATTGGCTAGATATGGGTCTGGAAAACCATTCTCTGAACCAACCTCAATATCAATTACACCAACAGAAACTTTATCAGCATCCCAATCAACCATTTCGGTATGTTGTTCTGCGATAAATGCATATTCAAATCGGGTATTGCCATAGATTTTTGTACCACCAGCAACATCTTCGAATTGTTTTACATAGTCTCTTGCTTCACGGATGCCATCGAATCGTTTTGGTATAAGGTCTATACCATCAAGAGACTTATGTGTACCATTGCCTTTGCGAGCAGGAAGATACAATTGTGGTTCATAATCAATCTTTAGTTTGATTCGTTTACCGTCTTTGATACCACGATAAATAATTTTACCACCAATAGATTGAACGTTTGTATAGAAATTAGCCATTAACCTTTGAGTATTTGTTTATTTGGAAGAATGATACCTGAACCAAAAATTTGATTGTAGTTGTCAATAAAATCTTCAGCAGGAACATAATAGTATACTACATTCTTCTTATCAATGTCAATAGTTGAATTTTTAATTTGTGGAGCGTGCATAGGGAAAGGTGTGAAACCAACATTCGGTTGACCGTCCTGGCCACGCACCACAGCGATTCCTACTGGATTACATATGGTATATGTTGTTGGTGTTTCGGATTTAATTTCACCTAGGATTTCTTCGTGGGTGATTAATTTAAGTACAATTATAGTCATAATAAAAACCTTTATGAGTTATGGGATAGACAGAAGAATACCACATAAATAAGTATATAGTGTGTTTTGAGATCGTAGTATATCATTGTTTTGTCATAAAGTCAATACAAAAATGGTATAAAAGATGGATCCGTTAACCCTCCTGGCCCTTGCAAATGGGGCTGTGGCAGCCATAAAGAAAGGTTGCCAACTCTACAAAGATATCAAAAGCGCAGCCGGTGATGTGAAGGGTGTGCTTGACGATTTGGACAAACAATTCAACAAGCAACATGAAGGCAAACCAGCCACTAAAGAACAACGTCAACAGTTTGAACAAAAGAAAAAAGAAGTAAGAGCAAATATTGAGAAGGATCCGAATGATGTTATGTCCGTCATTGGAGACCAATTGGGAACATTCTTTGATGCTATGGACAAGATTGAGGAATTGTTCTATGAGGAAGAAAAGAAGTCCAAAGAAGTTTACACCGGTGATGTATCACTAAGCCGTAGAGCATTGCAACGTGTATTGATTCGTTCCAGACTTGAACAGATGGAAGTTGAATTGCGTGAGCAAATGATTTACCATGTACCAGCAGACCTAAAAGATTTGTGGACACGATTTCAAGAAATGCGTGGACAAATTATCCAAGAACAAAAGATTGCTAGATTGGTCAAAGAAAAAGAAGATGCAATCAAGGCCGCCAAACGCAAAAAAAGAATGGAAAATTTTACATTAGAAATTTCATTTATTGTTGGAATAATAATGATTTTTGTCGTAATGGGTGTTTTGTTCACATGGATACATTACGACAAGAAAAAGAGATGGCCAGAATTGGAACAAAGAACATACCAACAAGAGTTGGAAAGAGAGAAGCAATTAAGAACCGAAAGAATTTTACAAGCAATCAAATATCTTGATGAAAAAAATCAAGAAGAAAACAAGAAATTAATAACACCAGATGAAAAAAAATAAGTACACATTTTTGGAATGGGTATTTGATAATGTTGGTCTTGGTAAATTTATTTTATTCTTTTACGTATTCATTTTATTAGTCGGATCAGGACTATTGACTTTTGTTTGGTGGTATACCAAAGACTACAGATGAAAAATAAATTACTTTTTACATTGTTGACAACCAGTGCAACGTTGATGGTTACTCATCCGACCATCAATATAAATTTTATGCCAGATGCTGTCATATATACAAAAGCATCTTCAATTAACGATAAGAACTATTGTCAATTGGAAAAGAGTTTTACGAATGAAAAAGGATTACAAGTCTGTGAATACAAATGTTTGGTTACCACCAGTCAAAAAGGTG